GCTCCGCCGTGACCTTGTGCGGATTACCCTTGTTCTGAACGTGCGCTTCCAACTCAGCACGGCTGGCGTACACCAGACTTTGGGAGATGGAGGCTGTCACATTTTCGGCGTCTCCGATGTATACCAAAACGTCCATCTGCGTCTCCAGCACCTTGTCGGCGCTGGCGGGAATGTAGTCGCTTTCTCCCTCCGGCGTGTACTGATAGGCGTACAGTAAAGTCCCATCCTCCGTATCCGGATCATGCGCCAGTACGCCAACCTCCGTCGCCCTGAAACTTGCGCTTACCTGAGAATTGCTGAAAGTGGTTCGCAGGGTCACGAATACATCCCCAACCTCATAGCTGCTGATCTCCGCCGTCAGCAGCGGATTGGACAGCGCCGCCGCACTTTTCCCCGCGTCCGCGCCGTTGCCCAACTGGATTGCCGTAAATTTAATATTTACCTCCCCGGCAATAGCCCGCAGCAGCAGGTCTGTGCCGGAGGGCGTCAGTTTTAGTGCCATGTTCATGCCTCCTCGTCAATGATCCGATTGCCATTCTCGTCGGCCAACAGGTTTCCAGCCTCGTCTGTCATGTAGGTCACGTCCAGCGCCGCCGGAATCTCGCACCCCAATGACACGATCCGCCCGACACGCACCGCGAAACCGGTGTACAGATGGTGTTCATGTCGCTGCAGCACAGTCACGCTGTCCAACCATGACGACAGACGCTTTACCGCTCTCAGAACATTCAGAAATTCTCCCAGCAGTTTCTCCACCGCTTCCATATTTTCCACTATTACCCGGAAATGGTGCGGTTCTCCGTTATACTCGAACCATTCTTTTATATATCCTCGTCCGAATATTGAGGATACGATTTTTTCTGTCGCTGCCGGCGTTCCCATCTTCGTATAGAATAGGATAGTCTCCTGAATCAGCGCCCGTTTGGTTGGTAGTGAAAAGTTTTCGTCATAGTACGGGGTACGCAGTTCCACGGCCAGCAGATCCAGCACCTTTTCCGGCACGGCATAGATCGCCGCATAGGTGCGGGCGCCGTCCGCATAGGCCAGCAGCTTTTCCACCTGCCTGCCCACGGCGTAGGCAAGCGCCTGGATCTCCGTCTGCTCTGCAAGGTTCTCCGGCATAATGTCCGTGAAGCGGCTGCCGGAAAGTTTAATCATCTTCCAGCCCTCCATACGTCACGGTGGCTGATCCGGTCAATGCTGCCACCTTGGTGGCGGCCACCTCCGCGAACGTCGGCGCGGTCACGGTAACGCGCTTGGCTCCTGCCTCCATGACCATGGCGGCCAGCTGCGACGGGTTCACGTCGCGGCCTATGGTGCGTTGCCAGGTTTTATATTCCTCCACGGCCTGGGCCACTGCCGCCTGGATTGCCACCGCTCTGGCGCTGTCGCTTCGGTTGATGTAATACGTCAGGCTAATGCTGTATGTGACCTCCTCCGGTGCTTTCACGGTCAACTTGTCCGTCATGGGGCGGATCGTCTTGCTGGAGAGGTACGCCTGCAGGCCGGAGATCATGGCCGCGCCTGGCTTGGAACCGTCGGCCATGATGAAAACAATATCCACCTGGCCCGCTTCTTGGTCGCTGGTGGCCACCACGTCGCCAATAGCGGCGTTGTACTTCTTGGCGTGGTACAGGTATCCGTCCTCCGGTCCCGCCGTAGAATATGCACCAGGGGCCAGGTAAACCCGCTCCGCCAGGCTTTCGTCGTTCTCCACGTCTGCGCCGCCCTCCGTGGTGTTTTGGTTCACGGCGCTGGTAATGTAGGGAACGGGATCCACGATGGTGGACACCTCACCGGGCGCCAGACCGTTGCCCGCGTCGCCTGTGGCGGTACACTCCGCCAGCACGTCCACCGTCAAGCTGCCCGCCGGGATCTCCGCGTATTCCACCGTACTGAAATAAATGGAACCGCTGGAGGAAACCCTGGTGCCCGCCGGGATCGGCGTGGCCAGTGTCCTGGTGGCCGACGCAGTAAAGCGGATCGTGGTCGTTGCCGCCTTTGCCGGTTCTCTGGTAACGCCTTTCAGTAGCGCCAGATTGTCCAGAAACTCCGAATAGGAGTATTTCAAAAGGCTTTGCTTTCCCGCTCGGTCAACGTACTGCATGGCTTGGTAGATCTGCGCCGCCGCCGAATACAGGATCATGCGGTGGACAGAGGCACGGCCCAGGGAAACCTTGCTGCCGGTTGCTTGAAGCATAAACGCCTCAAAGTCTGCCACCATATCCCCGCGCACGTCGTCAATGGTCTTGTTGTCGATGAAAGACACGTCCGGGGTGTTCTGAATTGCGGTAATATCAGGCACTTGTTATCACCACCTTGGGAAAAAGTTTTCCGGTGTTGCCGCCGGTCCAGGTCACTTCCTGCACCCGCACCTCCGGTATAAATTTGGACACCTTTTCGGTGACCTCCGCCGCGTAAAGGCTCTTTACGACCTCTGGCGGCATATCCACAAAATCCATGTTCAGTCCAAAAGCCCGATCCAGCGGCATGGTGCCCTCCCGTGTGGACAGCAGGAGGGCCAGCTGCCGATCCAGTTCTGCCAGCCAGTCCGCCGTGAACGTATATTCCAGTTGGAAATTGAAAAGGTCGTTTTCGTTCATGCGTATTCCTCCAGTGAAATGGTCAGTGTAGCCTTGGCCAGTTCTCCGCGGCTGTAAACCTTGTCCCAGGCTTCGCTCGATCCTGTGACGCGAAACGGGCGGTGGCCCACCAGTCTGCCGCCGATCACCAGGTACTCCACCGAACCTCTTTCCACCATACGCTCCACCATGTCCAGGATCCGCCGCGGCTTCACACCCAGGGCAGCGGACAGGTGAATGGTCAGGCTTATGGTCTGGAGGCCAGGCCCTAAAAACTCCGCTTTCGGCTTCACGCCTAAAACTTCGTGTTCGGTCCAGCGCCCGGAAACCTCGCGGCTCATGCTCTCAAAGGTCAAAACCCTGTTGTCGCTCACCTCAAAAATGATTTTGCGCCCCAGCGTTCCGATCATGTGTAAATCGCCTCCTTACGATGGCCCGGAGGTTCCGCCGCCCATGCTGTCCGTGTGGGTGTGGTTATCCAGGGAGATCCCGCCGGCGGTCACGTCGCCGCTGACGGTCACAGTGCTGTCGATCACCACCTTGGCGGCCTTGATGGTCATGGTGCCGTCCTTGTAGCGGATCATGGCCTCACCCGGCGAACGGGCCAGGTCTTTGCGGTAAAGCCCTTTGGAACCCTCCGGGGGCTTGTTCTTCTCGCTCCACGGTCGGCCCAGGACCACACCCGCCTCCGTGCCGTTGGAGAGGTGAAGCACCATAACCATGTCGTCCACCTCCGGCATGAAATACTCCGATGAAATCAGGGGAATGGGGGCGGTCACGGCGTCGTCCTTTTCGTGGTACACCACGCGGACCGTGCCCGCGGCGTAATCAATGGCTGAAATCTTGCCCAGCCGGATATTGTTTTCCATGCGTTCCTCCTCGCGTCATTCCTCCACCAGCGACATTTCCAGGTCCATGGTGTAGCCGCCGGATCCGCTGACGTTGTGGGTAATGGTGTCAATGTAATACTTGCCGGACAGCTTCCCCAGGCCCACCACCTGGACGCATTGGGAGGCCACCAGAGAGGCGTTTCCCACAATGGTGGCGGAAAGTTTGGTTTTGCCGTGGTTTGCCTTGGCCACCGCCGCCTTGATCTTCCGCTCCGCGTCGGCCTTGCTGTCGGCCTTGCCGCTTTGCTTTAGGACCCGGCTGCCCTTGCCCACGGTCACCTTGATTTCCTTTTCCGTGGCCGGGCTGGTGTATGTGAACTCTCCGCCGGTGTAGGTGCCGGCCTGATCCTGCTGCCATGACCATGATTTCATATTGGACGGGGACAGCACCGCCGCCGCGCCCTTTTTCTTGTATGCCTCCCGGTCATACACCACGATCTTTTGGGCGTAGACTTTCATGGCCAGCCCGTAGGTGTTGCACAGGTTCATGTAAAATTCACAGTCAGTTTGTTCCGATTGCTCCACGCTTTTGATCGTGAACGGGTCACCCTCCACGTCCCAGGCCAGCGCGATCCCGGCGCGGCCTGCGATCTCTGTTCCGATCTCCTTTATGGTCACGTTTTCCCAGGTCTTTGTCCGCTGGGTTGTTGTGAAACTGCTGTCCAGCGGCGTGGAGATCGCGGAAATGGTCCCGGAAACCGGCCAGCCGGAAAAACTGAAACTATCCACAATAAAGAAACCGCACGGCAGGATCCGGTTGTCCCCGGAATACTGGCAGTTCAGCGCCCGGATCGTCGCGGCCATGGTGTCACCGGCGACGGGGATCCACGCCCCCGTCCACCGGCGATCCCGGTCTTGCAGCGTAATGTCCAGGCTGTCCGCCTCTCCGCTGGCCGGATCCGTGTATGAAATATCCGTCACGAAACCGGAAATTTCCGCCGTGGCTGCGGTTCCGTTGTAAATCAGGTCTACATACGCCCGCCGTGTATTCATACCTTGCTCCTCCAGATCGGCAGGTCATTGGCCGCGGTCTGCTCCGGCGGGGCCGGGGTCTGGAGGACCACCCCGGCGTCAAACACGAACGTGTCCAGCAGCGGGAAATTGTTTTCCATCAGCCAGCCGGTGTATTCTTCGTCGCCGTACACCTCATAGGCGATTTTGTCCCATACGTCCCCCTGCTTGGTGGTGTAGGTGCTTTCCATGGTGTGGTCCTCCTCTTATGCCGGGCTGAATTGCTTGCGCTTCTCCTCGGCTTTCATCTGCCTATACAGTTTCTTAAACTCCGCGAAACTGATCCGCCCGGCCTCCTCGGCCTCCTCGCGGCTCGGCGTCCCGCCGTAGAAATTGAATACCGGGGAGAAAACGACGGTTTCACCGCCGCCGCCCGTTCCGCCGCCCGGTGTCGGCTTCGGCTTCGTCCATTCGTCCAGGAGGGCCGCCAGCTTGGACAGCGGCAGCACCGCCTCCGGCTCTCCGCC